TGACGCCTTGCATCAGTTGTTTTTTGTTTATTCTAATTTTCATGTGTATCTCCTGTTATGTGTTTGATTTATATACACCTATTGCAATAGGTTCGAGCAGGTGTGTTGAATCTTTTATTACTTCTCCGTTAGGGAATAGTATCTCGTATATAACCTCATAGGCTTTTGTGTACCAGTATACATCCCACTCACAGCTTACTATGTTTATTTGCACATCGTGGTTAATAGGGTCTCCACATAGTATGCAGTCATGTATATCGTCTACTATAGTTTGATTCATATCTTTTCTCCTGTTATGTTTTGGTTTAACTCTACTAATGGTAGGTAGTATTTTTTGCACCACTCTATATCTCTATCAACCATCTTATAATCAAGAATAGTGTCGTCAATTTTTAAAGTCCGCCCGTTCTTATGCCACGTTTTGATGTTCATGTATGAGTATTGTTTATGAGTAGCCTCACATGAGTGGGTGACTTGCACCACAGTTAAAATGTCCCCGTTTAATTTTATATCTAACATCTTATGTTCTCCTGTTATGTTTTGATTTATAAGTGGTAGAGCAAGCAGGTTTTTGAACTTTACATGGTGACCCCCACTCCTCTACCCTCTAGTGTTTTAACCCACTACTAGATAGGGCTTACGTCATTATTTTAATACGCCCACTCTGGGCGGTAATTGCATGGTGGGTCGAGTGAAAGCAAATACTCGTGGTACAGCTCAGATATGCTGATACCTTCGTAATGCCAGCCTTTAACCTCTTCCTCTGTCATGCTGTCTTTAAACTCTTCGAATGTGAATATGTCGCTCATGTGTATCTCCAGTTGTTATTAGGATATACCGTATATCCTTTGTTTTTATAAGTCTATACCTGTGAATTCTCTGTATAGTGGAGCGGGGGACAAGTACGACCATTGCCCACCGTTGTCGTAGTAACTATATACTTCATCAGGTGTGAGCTGGTAGCAACCATAAAGAGTTGCATACACTTCTTCGCAGTCTTCTACATCTTCGCCACGAATTGAGACGTAATTGCCTTTGTCATAGGCTTCCTGCAAGTTGTTTAAAATGTTGCATTGGTCAGCGATACTAAGTTCGTTGAATGTTGATGCACTTCTTAAAAAGTATGTGTTCATGTGTATCTCCAGTTGTTATTAGGATATACCGTATATCCTTTGTTTTGTGTTTCGAGATGCTTTTCTCATCTCTTGGTACATATTATACACCCTTTTATACCCTAAGTCAAGCGTTATGGGGCGGTATGTTGTTGTTTTAATTGAGCTTGCTCCTCTTCTTTAGGAACAGTTATCGCTTCTTTATCTCCGTTGTGACCATAATGTTGCCATTGGCAAGTTTTGTTTTTGCCCCTTTAATTCTCTTGAGCTGTGCATTAAATACAGTCACTGCATCCTCCCACGAATCACACACGGTGGTTTTATTGCCCGTCCCCATGCTATGCACGGTGTACTTATCTCCCACTATACGCACGTTCCGCTCTGTGCTGTACGTCATGCGCCGCTTGTATGTATCTGGCAGGTGTGCATCACCTCTGTTTATGGGCTTTCGCTTGGCATCGGGAGAGCGTGTTAGTGCCGCTGTAGCCAGTGGCTCTGGCTTTATGTTATCCCATGCATAGTTTAGTGGGTTTGCGTCCCTGCATGGGTATGCACAGGGTTTGTTTGTCTTTGGGTTGATGTTGCGCGTACCGTACGGTTCGCACGTTATCTCTTCTTGTATGCGCTTGATGTTATCTATCCCGCCTGTGTAGTCAAAGCGACCACCTGCACCCATATATAGATAGGCTATCGCCTGCGGTAAGTACGAGTTCTTGTTTATGTACACACGCGGTGTGCGTGGGTTTACCTTTATATAGTACGTCTTGCGTACTGTTGCATTGAGAGCTGTTAAGTCTGGGTTTCTCTCTAGGTAATAGCGTTTTATGCATTGTAGCCTTACGTCATCATCAAGTAGTGCATAGGCATCTGTATTGTAGGATGTAAACCCAGTGTGTACTGGTATTTTACCTTTAGCTCTTAACGGCAAGCGATTTATTGTTAGGTTCTGCTTGTATGGCATCTTTACAGGTGGGGGCGTGTGTACTGCGCTTTTATCCATGCATCGCCCTTCGTTGTAGGTTATCTCGCCCGTAGCTGGGTCATAGAAGTACTTAGCCTGCACTATCGCCTGTGTTAGCACTGGGCGTGGCTCTTTTGGAAGGATATACCGTATATCCTTTAGCACCTTCTTTACCTGCGGTTTTAGTACATCTATTACTCGCATACTCTTCTTACCCTCTACCTCATAAGTGTAGTGGGTCATTGCATAAAGCCTATCAAAAGTGGCATTAGTCTTATCTTTATGCGCTACGTCTCGTGCAAGTCTGTTTGCCAAGCGGTTCTCTAGTCTAGTTTGCCGTCCATGCAATGCTCGTAGATAGGCTTTATATTCGGTTTTGTATAGTCTGTTAAGGCGCTGCGCTTCTTGCAAAGCGAGTTTTTCGTCCATTTTTGCATCCTCATGTGGTGAATTGTATGGGTTATAAGTTGTAGGTGACGGTATGAGCAAACCATTTAAAAAGGGCGTTTTCGCAATTATATAAGGTGAGAGCGTTTTTTGCGCCCAGTAAATCCGCGACCTGTAGATATGATATCATAGATTTGTGATAGTATCTCGTAAAATGAAAAGAGAGAGAAAGGAAGAGGACGAAAAAGCGAAAAAATGCTCCCTGTCAGCTCAGTTGTACAGGGACAAAAATCTTATATATATATATATATATTCTCTCTTATATATATATATTTAATAATAGTTAGTAGTAGTAGTAGTAATAACACACACTGCGGATTTGCCGGGTTTAAAAAATTCTTATACCTACTATCATTGCAAAACCACCGATTAAAATCAGCTTTATTGTCCCAAGTAAACCGTAGCATACAATCACATCTTAAGAGTTGTCCCAAGTAAACCGTAACATAAATCTTGTACAGCTCCACGATAGCTCGCCGTCTCCTCTGGAAACAGTTATCATAGGATATACTGTATATCCTATTGCTTGCTCCTCAGTAACTCCACGACTGCTCACCGTCAACACGGGAACTAGTATCAATTAGGATATACTGTATATCCTAATAAATTTTAGGCAATAAAAAAGCCCTCTTTCGAGGGCTTCCTGTTTTATCGTTTTATAGTTTTAAAAGAGTATTATATGTTAAAGATGATATATCATCTTTAACCGCGTCCAATTCCAATTCAAATTCTAGACACTCTTTATAAGTGCTTAAATCGTTCAATATGTCATTGAGTAATAAAAAGCGTTCCTCTAATGTTAACAAGTTATAATCTTTCATTGCCTTAATCCTATTCTATGTTTTAAAAGGTGGTTAGGATATACTCGTATATCCTAACCTATTGTGAGTTATCTTAGCGTTGAACCACTTCAAAAGTGGTATTTTTATCGCTTATTTCAGTGCACAATAATTCCATTAGTTTAATGGTTTGGGCGCGACTAAGTTTTTTATTTAAACTTTCCGCTATTTTTTCAACGTCAATGACAGTGGTTTCACGTGTACCCCTTTTACTTTTTTCTTTTGTTTCTGCAGTAGTTTCAAGATTCTGTTTATCGCGACTCGAGTTGTTACCCCATTCGCCCGTTTGCAATGCTAACTTAAAATTCTGAATGAATTGGTTCAGCGCGTTACTATAGGGCGATTTACCACTTGCCGTTGCGTCCTTGCTGTACTCGATTGGTGGGGTATTGTTCGCGCATTTAGCGTCAAACAATCCTTTGATTTCAGTATAAGATAATTCATTATCCTTTGGTTTAGGCGGTTGACCTTTACCCTTAGCACCACCGGATATACTTGTATATCCAGCGGCTATGTACCGTGCAAGGTATGGCTTCATAGCCATTTTATACCCTTCCGCCTTGTTTATAGATACGCCATAATCTACCGCTAACCCTACGAATTGTTCCAAGTCTAGATGCAATACAATAGTATTGTCTTCATTGGTAGCAGGGGCATTGCTAGCAGATAATAATCTAACGTTTTTTAATTTTCTCATTTCAGTCACCATGTTTATATATACGGGCAAAGACGCCCTTTCAGCTAAGCGGTATTGCTTAACTGGATTATAGTTTATCTCATACCGTCACATAATGTCAACTAATATTTTTAGGGTATACGGTATATCCTTTGCCCTGTATATAGGAATAAAAACACTGTTTTTGGGTTATTTTCAGTGACTTTTACAATCATTTGACAGCAGGGCATGCGGCGACCCCCACCCCCCAATTTTTAAAAGTAGGATTCCACTATCTCGTATACATACTAGTATGCTCATCGCACCACTACATTTACCAAAATACTAAATCACCTTATTACCCTAAACTTTCATAAATCCAGTAACCTCAAATCTCACATAGTCACACAGCAACACCCCCCGTCACTTATATAAACGCCCATCAAAAAAATTTTTCACAAAAAATTTGCAAAGTAAGGTAAGCTATGTGCTCATGTATGTTTATAACAAAGAAAGAATATGCAGATAAATGACACAATAGATGATTTCGGGGAATTTGATGAGGACGAAACTTTTGAATTTTCCCCTGTATACGAACAGCTTGCCCCAGATGAGGTAGTTAAACGGCGATTTTCCGCTAAAGAAGCGTTTCAAAACCAAGATTTTTTAACGCAGCAAGGATTTCCAGAGCCACCTCCTCCGCCAGAGCCTCAATTAACTTATGCAGAAAAAAATGAAGCCTTAAATATATTTTTAGAACAGCCTGATGCCCCTGTTGCACCTACCACACCCGGTGCGGCTAAAGCACTTGACCGCCTTTTAAAGCGGTTTGATTATACATTGGCAAACTCTACAAACAAGATGCGTCAATATGTGCTTTTTAAGCTATTTGAACTTGCCGAAAATGAAGACCCAAAACTTCAGATAAAAGCGGTTGAGATGTTAGGTAAGGTAACTGAAATTGGGCTCTTTACGACAAAAGTAGAGGTAGCTGCTGCAGATAAACCGACAGGTGACCTAGAGTCTGAGCTTAATGAGTTGATGTCCACGTACTCGGTTGGTGGTGAGCTTGGTGCTATTGATGTGCAATACGAGCAGATTTCCGATGAAGAGCTTAAAGGTGATGCTAAAGAAGAGGAGTTTGAAGAGGTAGAGGATGAGTAAGTTAGCTCACATACCTCCATCAGATAAAGAGCGCCTAGCAGAGCTTGTGCGTGAGCTTACCCGCAGAAAAGAGAGAGAAAAAGCACAGACTGACTTCTTAGCGTTTGTGCAGTCGGTGTGGCCTGACTTTATTTATGGTCGGCATCATGCAAGGATAGCCTCAGAGTTTGAGCGCGTAGCCAACGGACAATGTAAAAGATTAATTATTAACTTAGGTCCACGTCATACAAAGAGTGAGTTTGGGTCGTACCTTCTGCCGGCTTGGTTTTTAGGGCGGTTCCCTAATAAAAAAGTAATTCAGTGCTCGCATACAGCTGACCTTGCAGTAGGCTTTGGTCGTAAAGTGCGTAACTTAGTAGACTCTCCTGCGTATCAAGAAGTGTTCCCTAACGTAGGTTTGCGGTCTGACTCGAAGGCGGCGGGTAGATGGAACACCAGTGCAGGTGGTGACTATTTTGCTATTGGGGTAGGTGGTGCAGTAACCGGTAAAGGTGCTGACCTGCTGATAATTGACGACCCGCACAGTGAACAAGAAGCGGCGATAGCGGCGAGTAATCCTGAGATTTACGATAAAGTGTACGAGTGGTACACGTCTGGTCCGCGTCAGCGTCTCCAGCCTGGCGGAGCCATAATCATAATTCAAACTCGCTGGTCCCTTCGAGATTTAACGGGACAAGTGCTTGAAGCGGCGATGCAGAGAGGCAACGAGAATTGGAGAGTGGTAGAGTTCCCTGCCATATTGCCATCGGGTAAACCGCTATGGCCTGAGTTCTGGAGTCTTGAGGAATTAGAAGCGACACGCGATGCAATTGACGTGTCCAAGTGGCAGGCGCAGTATCAGCAAGACCCGACCTCTGAAGAGGGCGCGATAGTTAAACGAGAATGGTGGATGAAATGGACTAAAGAAGACCCGCCTCCAACAGACTTTATATTGATGACTTGGGATACGGCGTTTGAGAAATCACAGCGAGCTGACTATAGTGCGTGTACTGTGTGGGGCGTGTTCTACCAAGACAACGACAACGGCGTGATGCAGGCTAACATTATTATGCTTGATGCGAAACGTGGGCGGTATGAGTTCCCCGAACTTAAGCAAGTTGTGCTGGATGACTATAACTATTGGCAACCTGATAGTATAATCGTAGAAAAGAAAGCGTCTGGTGCGCCACTTATATATGAGCTACGTGCAATGGGTATTCCAGTGATGGAATTCACGCCTACAAGAGGTAACGATAAGATATCTAGGCTTAATGCGGTTGCAGACTTATTTCACTCTGGTAGAGTATGGGCACCGAACACACGATTTGCGGACGAGGTTATCGAAGAGGTGGCATCATTTCCCGCAGGGCAACACGATGACTATGTGGATACCGTGTCAATGGCGATGGCGAGGTTTAGAAAAGGCGGGTTTATTTCAACTAATTTAGATGAACCAGAACCAGAGCGAGAGTTTAGAGGGCGGTCATCACGGCGCAATGCATATTACTAACAACAGCAGAGAAACTAAATGTTTGATAAAAGCCTAAACCAAGCACCACTAGGACTTGAGTCCTTACTCGGCGGCGATGAGCCTGACATCGAGATTGAAATTGACGACCCAGAAAGTTTGCATATTGCAATGGGTGGGATGGAGATTGACTTTGACCCTAAAGAAGAAACGGACGAAGATTTTGACGAGAATTTAGCTGAACTCCTAGATGATGGGGAGCTTTCGTCTATTGCAGCAGATTTGTTGTCTGACTTTGATGATGACGTGGCTTCGCGTAAAGATTGGATTACGACTTATACAGATGGTTTAGAGCTACTCGGTATGAAGATTGAAGAGCGTACTGAGCCTTGGGATGGTGCGTGTGGTGTGCATCACCCTCTACTTAGCGAAGCATTAGTTAAGTTTCAAGCTGAGACTATGATGGCGACATTCCCGTCAGCAGGCCCTGTCAAAACAAAGATTATTGGTAAAGAGACTTCTAACAAGAAGGAAGCGGCGGTACGTGTTCAAGACGACATGAATCACCAGCTTTTAGACGTGATGACCGAGTACAGACCTGAGCATGAGCGTATGCTTTGGGGTCTTGGGCTATCTGGTAATGCATTTAAAAAAGTGTACTTTGACCCAAAATTAAACCGCCAAACATCTCTATTTGTCCCTGCTGAAGACATGGTTGTACCTTATGGTGCATCTAACTTAGAAACAGCAGAGCGTGTAACTCATGTTATGCGTAAGACTGAAAATGATATGCGTAGGCTTCAGGTAGCGGGATTTTACCGCGATATTGACTTAGGTGAGCCTAGTAGTCAGCTTGATGACGTTGAGAAGAAAATTGCTGAGAAGATGGGATTTAGTGCAACGTCTGATGACCGGTATAAAGTCCTTGAAATGCACGTTGACCTCGACCTTCCAGGATTTGAGCATACTGATGCAGATGGGGATGAAACGGGAATTGCACTACCTTATGTAGTGACTATTGAGAAAGGAAGTCAAGAGATTCTATCCATTAGACGTAACTGGGAGCCAGATGATGAAACCTACACCAAGCGACAACATTTTGTTCATTATGGGTATGTCCCTGGGTTTGGCTTTTATTGCTTTGGCCTTATTCATCTTATTGGCGCATTTGCTAAGTCCGGTACTTCTCTTATTAGACAACTGGTTGATGCAGGCACGCTAAGTAATCTGCCTGGCGGGTTTAAAGCGCGTGGTATGCGTATTAAGGGTGATGATACGCCTATCTCTCCTGGAGAGTGGCGCGATGTAGATGTACCCAGCGGTACAATTCGAGATAACTTACTGCCGCTCCCATATAAAGAGCCGTCACAAACATTGATGGGACTGCTTAATCAGATTGTAGAAGAAGGTAGACGCTTTGCTAACGCGGCGGATTTGCAAGTATCTGATATGTCGGGTAATGCGCCTGTAGGAACGACACTTGCTATTTTAGAGCGTACACTTAAAGTGATTACTGCTGTTCAGGCACGTGTTCACTATTCGATGAAACAAGAGTTAGGACTCCTTAAAGGAATTATTGCCGCTTACGCACCAGAGGACTATGACTATGACCCTGAAGAAGGAAGTAGAAAAGCTAAGAAGTCGGACTATACGACTACAGAAGTTATTCCTGTATCTGACCCTAATGCGTCTACGATGGCTCAGAAAATCGTACAGTACCAAGCGGTACTTCAACTTGCGCAAGGGGCACCTCAACTTTACAACCTGCCCATTCTTCACCGCCAGATGCTTGATGCTTTGGGGATTAAGGATGCGCAAAAGCTGGTTCCATTAGAAGAAGATAAGTTCCCTGTAGACCCTGTATCTGAGAATCAGAATATCCTTAGACTAAAACCTGTCAAAGCGTTCTTAACTCAAGACCACAATGCTCATATTGCTGTTCATATGGCGATGATGCAAGACCCCAAGATTATGGGTACGCTGCAAGGAAACCCGCTACTTCCACAGATTCAAGCGACAGTCATGTCACACGTAGCAGAGCATTTGGGCTTCCAGTATAGAAAAGATGTTGAAGTACAGCTTGGTATGCAGATGCCTCCACAAGAGGATGATGACGGTGAAGATATGAAGCAAGACCCCGAAGTAGAAGCGGCATTGTCTCCATTACTTGCACAAGCGGCTACACAACTACTTCAACAAAATCAAGCTGGAGCAGCGCAGCAAAAAGCGCAGCAACAAGCTCAAGACCCGCTAATTCAAATGCAGATGCAAGAGCTACAACTTAAAGCGCAAGAAATTCAGAATAAAGCGCAGAGAGACCAAGCTGAGATTCAAGTTAAGATGCAGCAGATTCAAGTAGACCGTGAGCGTATCGCAGCGCAATCAGCTACAGCAGATAAGCAACGTGAGATTGATGTACTTAAAAACGCAGCGCAGCTCGGCGTCAAACAGTCACTTGATAAAGGTAAACAAACCCATGACGAGAAGAAACTGCAAGTAGAAGCGCTTAAAAACGCAGCTGATATGACAATGAAGAAGGAAGACCAGCAGCGCAAAACAACTGTTCAGGCTCTAAAAGATGCGGCTCAAATTACCGCTAAGAAGACTGAAACCGAAATGGGGTTAGCTCACCAAGCGTATCAAGGTATGCTTGAGCGTGAACGCGCACAGACAGAGAAAGCGGAAACTATAGCTCACGAAGCCTATCAAAAAGCCCTTGAGCGAGACCATCAAAGACATCATAAAATACTCGATGTAGCGCACCAAGGCCACCAAGCTGAAGTAAATCGCGAACATCAAAAAGAACAAGCTTTTGCTAAAGGGGGAGAGGTAAAACAATCCGCCAAGAAACCTAAGAAAGGTGAAGAATAATGGACGCGTTTGATGTAGTGCTTAAGCACATTGATGAGAAAGTTATGCAACTTAAAGACGCTGTATGTTCTGAGCGAATCGACTCAATGGAGACGTATAAACAGATGTGCGGTGAGATACGAGGACTTCAAACAGCTCGTGGTTATGTACTTGATATAAAAGATAAATTAGAAGATTAGATAACACGGCCTTTCGCTTCGGGGTTTTTTAGAAATCGTTCGATGACAGCTTGGAAAGACAAGCACTATCAAGTATAGGCATTGGTTTTGGATATTTGTCATGTCCGGTAAGATAATTTGACTAGTTACACCAGTGTCTGTAGCTTGATAGTACGCGCATAGCGCACCAGTAATGGCCTGACGCTCAGAAATAGGAGACTTGGGATTGGCTGAAAGTACGCCAACGAATACTGAGATTACTATCAAAAATAAATGTAGGGAAGTAGGCTTAGAGGCAGCCATCTTATAATGAGTGTGGTTACCCACCCAAACTGCAAAATGCTAACTAATGTCGGGCGAACCAACGTGGCATATATTAGTGATGTGGTGATAGGGGAAAATGGATACTACTTTGGCGTAAAAGCACACCATCATTTTGACAGCACGGAAAGACGGCATATTTTAATCCCACAAACAGGAAACAAAATGTCAAAGATTTTAATTGGGTCAAACCCCAAAAATCCACAAGTTGTTGGTAGCTACGAAACAGAGGCTACTAACGAAGAAAAAGCAACGCAACTCCCAATGCCATCAGGATACAGAATCCTATGCGCTATCCCAGAAGCAGACAAAGAATACGAAGGTGGTATCGCCAAAGCTGATATCACGATGCGCAATGAAGAAGTACTTACGACCGTACTATTTGTTGTTTCATTAGGCCCAGAAGCTTATAAAGACACAAACAAATTCCCTAGTGGTGCATGGTGTAAAGAAGGCGACTTTATCTTAGTACGCCCCAACTCAGGCTCACGCCTGCTTATTCACGGTAGAGAATTCAGATTGTTAAATGATGATTCGGTAGAAGCAGTTGTACTCGACCCACGCGGCATCTCACGCAAATAGGACAAGACTATGGCAGATTTTGAAAGAACAGAATATAAATTCCCCGATGAAATAGACGATAATGACGATAACATCGAGATTGAAATAGAAGACGATACTCCCGAAGAAGACCGTGGTCGGGAACCAATGCCTAAACACATTGTAGATGAGTTAGAAGAAGACGAATTAGACTCCTACGATGCAAAAGCACAACAACGCATTAAACAAATGCGTAAGGTATATCATGACGAGCGCAGGGAGAAAGAAGCGGCTCAACGTGAGCACAGAGAGGCTGTCGCACTAGCGCAACGACTGCTTCAAGAAAACCAACGCGTTAACCAAGTTTTGGGTAATGGTGAAAAAGAGTATATTAATAATATACAGAGTTTAGCTCAGAAAGAGATGCAAGAAGCCAAGCGTGCTTACAAAGACGCATATGAAATTGGTGATGCCGATGGTGTAGTAGAAGCTCAAGAGCAGATGCAGTTGGCCACCTTAAAATTGGCTCAAGCACATAATATGCGTACAGGGGCTTTACAAACACCTGATTATGAGGTACAACAGGCGCAAGAAAGGCTACAACGCCCTGCGGAA